AACGTGAGTGCTCTTTATAGTTAGGAGCACTAATTCCTGAAGACTTATCTTTGTTTTTAAGTTGACTTGGATGTACGCCACGTGACATTAACCACTTATCATGCTCAGCTTGTGCTTTTTGCCAGCCGGGTTTACGAAATGGCTTTTTCTTTTTAGTATTATTATTATTGTAGTAAACTGGTAACAGATGCATTGTCATAATTTACGGCTCCAAATAGTTTAGTTAAATCAATATAACCATAGTTGATTGCGAACAATAAAGCAACGACAATCATAATAAGTATTGCGTTACGAAAGAACCAACCAACTATGGAAAAGAATACGCCTACAATCAATGCTCCAGCTACCGCGAAGAAGAGGAGTTGAAAAAATAGTGGAAGCATTGATTGTATCTCAGAAGGACTAGGCATAAAGCTCTAGCTCCTTTTGTGCCTCCTCAGGTGTGGCAAAGTAACCACTGTACCTGTTGTACGGCTGGATAAATCCTTCGGACTTATCTATCTTGCCGACGTACCAACCGGCAGCTGAGGCCATAACGATGGCTTCAGATACGCCATCATTATCGAATTGAATGTCTTTGATTTGTTTTTGAATTTGCATTTTAGTTTCTCCGCTTGTTTCATTTTATAGATCTATTATACACTAGTTTTTAAGCTTTGTAAAGGAAAAAATGCAATTAATTTAAATTTTGTTATTAACATGTTAACTATGTTCTATATCTCTGAATATCGTTTGGACCAGAGATGCTAGGCATCTCCGGACTCTTATTCTTTAAAGCATTTATCTCTTCAGTTAATTCTTTAATGCGCTTATACAAAGTATATTTCTCTTTAACTTCTTCAGCTATCTGCTTTTCTAGTAACTTAATTTTAGTGAACGGTTCCGTCGGGTTCATCGTCATCGAATTCCTCTAGCTTAAATATGAATTCCATACCGTTATCATTATGAGTCTGATGAACTAACTCACCAAGTTCATAATCTTGATCTTCAACGGTAAAGATAATTTCATTTTCGTCATTAAATTTTTTGATCTTAGCTTTTTCAAAGCTAACTACATTAGATTTTTTCTTAGTCATTTATTTCTCCTATTTAAAGCTCCAACCGATATTGGCTTTAGCCCAGTCATTTCCCATGTCCTCAATGATTGCTAACACGGCATTGTCTCTTGGTAACGTATCCATTTCTGAAAGTTTATTTTCAGCTCTGTCAAACTTACCGCCAAGTATGTGTGTAAGAACCGCGGCCGTATCAGCTGCATCTTGAGTATACATAGAAGCCATTTCTTCTTTGATGGCCCACTTGGTTTTTGATGTTTTTGTGTAGTCTTTAACTAGGTTTTTTAAATTTTTAAATGACATTTTAACTCCTCTTTTTTCATTTTATAGATTCATTATACCATAAAAAAAGAGGTTTGTAAAGGACTTTTTTCAATTTTTTTAATTTTTTTAATTAACTTGTTAAATGTTTTGCATGAATTTTACAACCGATAAAGTTGTTGTAGTAGTCTTCGCTTAATAGTACATTATTATCAAACTGTAACTTAGCCTCATAATATGACATCTCTCCCTTAGTCTTACATAGCCTAAGGATTTCTCTCTTAAATTTGTCTACACCTCGTGATTCCACAAGTCTGCATACTTCGTCTGAAGATCCATAGTATTCTTTCCAGTTAGACTCAGTACGCGTTCGTACACGTCTCTTACGTGACTTAGTGATTGGTAAGATCTTTGGTTTCCAGAAATTCTTTTTTCCAATATATTTTTTGTTGGTGTCCAGCTCTGTAATTTGGTATACAAATCCTTGGTACTCCTCAGGTGTATTATCATATTCTTTATTATCTAGTGTCCACATTATTCTTGGACTTCTTCTGCCTCTGCTCTTCTTCCACAAACTGGACAAAAGGTTGGCTTCTTGTATGATGCTACGTATGTAGTCTCATCACACTCTTCACATTCTATCTCGTAATCCTTCAATGATCTCTCTCTTTCTCTCATCTGATGCTCTAAACCACTCAGCTATTTCATGAGTAGTTCTACCGCATCCTATGCAAGTATCATTCTCGACTTTACATATCTTAACACAGGGTGAAACTATATTAGAAGTCGATTTCACACGCGCCACCTGCGCATGCGGCTGCAGCGAGTGTATCAACATCTGTATACTTTCTTTCTGTTATATCTTCTTTCCAATCAACAGTTTTTAAGGTTGATTGTATCTTATTCCACTTATGTAATAAGTAAGCGTCTTTTAAGCAGTGCTCAGCAAGTGCTGTATCTGAATTTAAATAGTTATCTGCAAACTTATTAAACCTTCTTATCCAGTCTCTCTTCATTGCATTCTCAGATGACTCTAATGATAAGTCTTCTCCAAATCCTTTGGCAGTAGAACAGGCATCCCATAAGTTATTAAAGCACTTAAGAGCGTCAACTACCATTCCGGAAGCAAACACTGCAGCATTTCCATATTTCTTAACCATATCTTTTGCAGTAATAACTGCAGTATTAGGAGCTTGATTATAATCTTTATCACCAGTCATTGCTAAGAATGAAATTCCAGCAAAGGCATCTCTATTTTCAAATACATATTTTTCAACTTCATCCCAGTCATCTACAATAATAGTATTTGATACGTTATGTCTTATTCCCTTATCTGCACAGAGATCTTCATTAGTACCAGCTTCAACCCAGTGTTTTTGAGCTTTCTTTACAAGTTCTAGGTGTTTAACACCAAGAAGATCGTCTTTATACATTGAACCCTTGTTAGGCATTATTGGAAATGATACGACAACATCTGTACCACCAGCAGACCACACCGAGTCCTCAACCATGTACGGGTTTGTCTTCATTATAGCCTGAGTTATCTCAGACTCTTTATTCATCTGCACATTTCTGATGTACATGTCAGAGTGTTCGGCATGAATACCAGATGCAGTTTGTAATAATACTGACGCATTACCACTAGGCTTAACACATGTTGTTCTTGCTGCAGCATTGATACCAATAATATGCGCAACTTCTCTATTTACCTCTTTAACAATTTGAGCTCCTTTTTCTAAAATCTTTTCATTAAAGAGAATGTCTGGATTATTCATCCATCCAGTAATTGAAACTCCAAGTAAAGCTTCTCTATCAAAAATAAGTTTTGAAGTATCTGTTAAGAACTTGAAGTCTGTGTACCCTGCTTGTAGGGTACCGAGGATAGACGCTGCTCGACATGCCTTATAAAAGTCTTCCTCGGTATTGCATTTGCCTCCGTTGATTTCAGTTAGGTTACAACCTTGCCAACCTGACTTTTTATTAATCTGCGGATACATACCAATCTCCACACATGGATTAGTAGTATGTTCTGTAGACTCAACGAAAACGAATCCCGGTTCACCAAATTGCTTGACTGATTCCATAATCTTGCCAAACTCTTCTGGTGTGGTCTTATCTCTTACAATAACTGCAGAGTTGTTAGACCTTCCTCTTTGAGGATTATCCATAAACCAATTGCCTGTTTTAGCATTCATCATTTCTTCATCATCTGGTGAAAAAAGACAAATTGTGGCTGACCTACGTACGCCACCAGATAATACAGCATCAGCTGCATGCATCGTAATATCATATGCGTGAATAGGTTTGATTGCTATTGGTTCTTTGGAATCTAATACAATACCTTGAAGTAAGTGTTCTATTTTATCTAATGACCTACGTAAACCATTTGGCCCGGGTGCTTTAAATCCACCTGAAATAAGCGCGCCTTTTGGCCTGATTTGTGATAAGTCAAAGTATACTCTTCTACCTTCGTATTCTGGGTATTTACCACCGCCTACGAAGAATGAAGACATCAATATGTCAAGTGCTGATGCCCAGCCTTCTATTGAGTCTTCTACTATATAACCTTTCGCTTGCTTTGTTCTGTTTTGTAATTTTGGTAACTTTTTAATGTGATGCTTTTGTACAGAAAAACCTGCTCCTGCACCACATAGTAAAATGTAAAACACCTCGCCAAAGAACTCTGGTCTATTGACATAAGAGGACGTACAATTGTACATCCTCATCTGGTGTTTCATTAACTGTTCTCCTCCAAATTGGAGTGCACGCTGAGCACCAAGTACTCTTTGCTCTTTATAAGCAGTACGTGCTTCTTCTAAGTACTCAGATAATTCATTATTATTATTCATATAGTTTTTATCGTGCATGTCGATAACACGATCAACTGCCTCATCCCAAGATTCATATCTACCTTCGTTTTCTTTAAAACGAGAGTATCCTTCATAAAACTTAGTTTGAGACAAAAAATTCCTTGTGTCAACAAATGATTGCTGCATTTCTACCTCTTTTTTCTGATTATTTTTTTATCGTATTTAGATATTATATATTATTTTTAAGATCTTGTAAAGGACTTTTTAATCAATATCATCAAAATATTTACTAATCATTTCTAATACATCATCGTATTTAGCTATTTCCATCATTTGCTTTTCAAGTTCTTCCATGACTTGTGGATGCTCACCTATTCCTACAGGTCTATTCATATATACCTGTGCTGTAGCCTTAGCCATCGCAATCTTACCTTCAGCGTGCATCCTTAAAGCACGTAACATCTCATTTTCAAAATCATAATCCATAATATTCTCCTATACGATTTTTGCGTTTACTTTTCTATGTTTGTTCCAAGCAACGAATCCACCTATTCTTAAAGCCCAATAGGCTAACTTATTTAATAGATGAAATCCATTTTGCTCGATATTTATATCACGAAATATTAAATCTGCTTTTTTCTGAGTAATATTTCCTATAGTTTTCTTTTTATTTTTTTTCAATAATGTTTCATACTTGTATGCAAAGTCATGTACTAATCCACCCATTAACAATACGCCTGTAGGTGATAACCATGTATGTAAGAATTTTGGAATAGATGCACCGTCAAAAGTAAATCCTGCTGGAATAACATACCAATCTCCTTCTATTCTAAAAGTCCAGTCTTCTGCAAGTTTCCAATTACGTGTACCCATTAACCACATCCATATTGCTCCCCAAAAACCTTTACCTGCTGTAGGTATTGCTATAGGTTGTAGCTTTGGCATTTCTTTATATTCAAATCCAATAATGACATCATCACAATCAACACCAAACATGTTAACTATAAATCCAATAATAATTAGCACACCAACGACAGTGAATTGCCACCACGTGACAAGTTGATCTATTATGAATTCCATTACTTTTTCTCCCCTTTAGGTTTTACTGCTTCTTCATAATAAAAAATGATTTGGTTCTGTTGTTCTATATATCTTTTTATTTGCTCAAAATTAATTGCTAAGTTCTTAAATGACTGTGGATCTAAACCGTATATTACAAACTCACCTATACCAGCTTTAACTTTCTTAATAACTTCAGGTAAGTTCTTTTCAGTTATCACAGTAACTTTAACATCTAACATCTGTATAGGCTTAACTTTCTGTGCTACAGCAATAGTAGGAGTTATAACCTTTTCAACAGTTACTATTTCTTTTTCTGGTTTCCAACTACAACTACTTAGTAGCAGCGTTGATACCACCAAACATCTTGTTAACCTGTTCATTAATTCTCTTTTCTTGACCTATAGGATCTGCTAAACTATTTTTAATTATATCAGTTTTAGCAAGTAGGTTTGAAATCTTCTTGTTATTTTCTTCAGCAATAGTTAACTTATTATTTAAGTCTTTAGTTAACTTAATTTGCTTTTCCATATTTTCTTGTAGTGATTTTATTGTAGAATCTTTTGACTTAACTGCAACTTCAAGCTTTGCATTATTATCTCGAAGTGTAGCCATACGTTGCATAGTATCATTATATATGAAATATGCACCATAGCCAATACCTGCTAATATAGCAAGTACAAATAAAAGAATATATAGCCTAGCCATGATCTTCTATATATTTTCTAAATCTTTTCAGTAATACTGGGAACTTATCTTTTTTTCTACGCTTATCGTGCATAGTGGTCGTCTTAAGCCTAGGGCCCATTGCAGTTTGAGCAGGATTAGGTATTGAGGAAGTAGTAGTTCCACCACCCGAACCAAGATCTTCTGCCTGAGCTTTTCTTATTGCATCTGCAGTAGGTGCACCCTTCTCACCTTTCTTACGCATTCTTTTTCCTGATGCTCTACGCTTACGTATATTATCCCAAAGATTTTCTTCTATATTTTCTTTTTGCATAGCTTTTGTCTTCTTCTTCATTTTGTTTATAAAAGCTCTGTACACTGCAGCAGGTCCGGCTTTACCCATAACTTTCGCTCTCTGTTCCATTGCAATCGCTGCCTGTATTTGATGTGCGTGTTTCTTACCAGAGTTTTTTATTTTAGATACTGATGCTTTTGCATCATCTACTGTAGCAAACTTCAAACCATGAATCGTACCTTTTGGATTCTCATCTGTATATAAGTCACTGTGTTTATCTGAACCAGCTGGCTGTCCTTTTTTACGTGGTATTCTTTTCGTAGCTTCCATTACATCTGTTTTTACGCTTTTGCCAGATTGTTTTATAACTCTTAAAGGATTGCCAACTAAAGGTTCATATTTTTTAGCAGCCGCTTTTGCTTTTTCTTCAGAACTGTGCATACTAAAAATGTATCTTGTTTTCGGCGCATTAGGTTGTACAACCATATGAGTGTAAGGTTTTACTTTAGCACC